ACCCGTGGAATATATTTTAAGAGAGAACAAAAATTGCAATATGTGGTGGACCCATACAAATACTTGCAAAACCGAACAAAATAGGCCATATTTAACGCTAATTTGGTATGTTGCCAAATCCCTAAGAACCTCGCCACGGCGGGGTTTTGTCGTTTCTGAATCAGGAAAAATCATGTCTGAACCTCTAACCGCTGGCGTTGCTGCTGGCTCGGCGGGGGTGACGTTTGCTGCGTTATTTCCTGAGGCAACACCTGCAGTGATGATCTGTGCGCTGGCAGGCGCAGCTCTCTATGTGTTGTCGTCTGGGCAGCATCGATTCTGGAAGCAGGTTATTTTCGCACTCATTTCGTTTGTTGGTGGTGTGTATTGCGCTGAAACAGCATCAGCCATCATTACCGGTATTCTGAATGCGGCGCTGAGTCACCTGAACCCACCCATAACAGTAAAAGTATCTCCCGCCATTGGTGCACTGGTTGCATCAGTAATCAGCGTTACATCACTGTTGCGGATCATGTCACAAGCTCGTTTATGGAAATCAGATAAGGGGATGAAATAATGACCCTGCACTCTGTCCTCATCAATGCCAATGCAATTATCTGTCTGATGTTGGCACTACGGTTGATGTTTTTTCAAAAAACAGGCCGCTATCGTTTTTTTATCTCACTAACTGCTTACCTGGCGATTCTGTCTGCTGCTTGGATAGCCCTACGAATTTTATACGGAAAATATACGCAGGTTGATCCCGCAGAGTTCTTTCTCAATCTCACCATCTGTATTGCTGTCTGGCGGGCACGAGGAAATATTTCAAAAATAACAGGAGACAGGTAATGACCGATCCGAAATGGCTAATTGAGGCTCGAAAAAACCTCGGCATTCGGGAAATGAAAGGGAAGCAACATGCTGCAGAAATTGTGCAGTACTGGAAAGATATCAAACGCGGCGGCATTAAGGATGACGAAACACCGTGGTGCGCTGCTTTCACCGGGGCAATGCTGGAACGTGCGGGTATTCGCTCAACGCGTTTTGAGTCTGCGAATTCTTATCTCGATTGGGGTAATGAACTGAAGGAACCCGCCTATGGATGCATTGCTATTCTGTCTCGGTCTGGCGGTGGTCACGTTGGCTTTGTTGTCGGGAAAAATGCCGCCGGGGATTTAATGATTTTGGGTGGTAACCAGGCAGATGAAGTAAATATCAAAGCTTTTCCTCGTTCCCGCGTAACAGGCTATCGCTGGCCAGCAGGTCAAACGGATGTTCCACAATCACTTCCATTGGTGAATGCTGAGAAATCTATCTCAGAAGCGTAGGTAAAACGTGAAAAAACTTCTCTTAGCTGTCGCGTTCTTCACGCTGGCAGGCTGCACACATTCGACATACACCGAAGCGACTCGCGCTGACGGCAGCAGTATTAAACACGTGATGATCGCGCCGGGTACGAAAATTACCACTGCGGACGGTGGTTGTATTGATTCAACTGGGGCAGTGGCTTCATGCCCTGTTGGAAAATAGGGTAATTTATCTTAATGAATTGATGATTGATCATTTGGCCCAGGCAACCTGACCACACAAAGGTGCTAAAGACAGAATCATAAATATGACATATTTTTAAATGCCGATTTAACTGGTTATTTTTTAATAGGAAATTATATGTCACAGTTTTTGTTCGTTGGTGGGCCTTTTCACGGTCGTGTTGAAGACATTTATTCTAATTCCGCTATTGAACCCGTAGGTAGCACGGAGTTAAGGGTTTCTGTGGGGGATGAGGTGGTAATTTATGAACGCTCCGATTTTAGTCGATGGAATGGACCGCATTATCGCGTTGCAGTTGCAAATGGCGCGAGTGAGTTAATTCCTCAGACTATCGACGAGATGAATTATCACACATCTAAAATTTCTCCTATTCCGAAAGTTACTAGCACTGACTAATAGCCCGGATAGTGACCTTCAAAGATGTGCACGGGATATTTTGTACGAGCATATTCAGCAAGGATTTTGTTTGTTAAAGGTGTCTTGAGTGTTGTTGGCTCTCTTAAGAGATCGTTGGCATCAAGACGCCTTAGTGCATCGCCCTTCAGATAATTTATCGTAGTGGTTGTGATTAAAAAATCACCGCAAAAACCACTGCAATGAATTTTCCAGCACGTATCGTGATTTGTCCATGTGGCATCAGAGCCGCATACAGGGCAATTTTTTGATTCCTGCATACCAATAACCATAGAGCATTTCTCTTCATTGAATGTTCGAGTTAAAAGCATAGACGACATCTGGGCACCATGAGAATACAGTAGGATTTAATTACATGAGCAAACCGGGACTGGGCTTGAGCTTCAGAAGCGATTCCTGTCCGAGTACGTCAAATCATGTGTATCACCGAAAGAATGGTGTGACGCGCAGGGACTGAGCTTCGCAACAGCTCGCCGACGTATAAAAAACAACTGCGCAATGTGCCAAAGAGCTGGTACCTGATGTAAGAGACGTTTTACTTAAATGAGAGGTCGCCTTTTTGTTTCAAGGCGGCACACATTCAACAGGTTAAGGTAACCGATTTGACCATTTAGTTGCGCGCCAGTTGTTCTGAACCATAATCTCCTCAAGTATCTCATCTGAAGGCTCTGCTTCGCCGCTTAACCATTCTCTTAAAGTTGGACAATGTAGATAAGAGGAGTTCGCACGATAAAAAGATACGACGGCGTCCTCTGATAACTTCTCAGGAAACTTTTTTGGGTCAGCTTCTTTTAATATTACGCTCATTAAGGCTTCAATTTTTTCTCTGTTCATTTTTTGTGTGCTCATGGCTGTTGTTTTTCTGTAAGGATATCAATAAGTTCAAGATATATACATATATCGAAAACTTGTTCGGTAATCTATCGATACAGCGCAAAAGGATGGCTCGCTGCCAAAGTGAAAGCTTACGCTGATAATCAGATACACAAAGCTGAGGTATGCAAACAAGTACGTCGCGAGGCTACAGTTGAGTTTGATGAACCTGATGCGAGCCCCCGATTCCTGTCCTGAAAGGGAGATAGCCTCTCTGGTCGCGGGTCCTTTCCGAAATCCAAAACACCGAGGGTCGGTAGACGCGCAAAAACTCACTCATTTTTAGTATTTTTTCATTTTGGGTATTTCCGGTTCCGGTGAGGATTTTTAATGGCAAGTCAGGCTGAGGTCGCAGCACATTTACTGCTATCTGATCGTCGTCTGCGCGATCTCGCAAAACTTCCGGGAGCTCCAGTCCCCCAAGGACGTGGCGATTGGGAACTTGACGCATGGCGCCATTTTTATATTCGTTATCTCCGGAGCAATAGACGCGACACAATTGGTACAGACGAACCGGAAGTGGGGGACAATTCTCCCGAAAAAAATCGCGAGCAGTGGCTGAAAAATGAGGAACGACAGGAGCGAATCCTGATGGCACGAGTAAAACGCCGCATTCTCGCTAAACGTTACGCGCCAATTGAATTAATTAGCGTCGCTGTATCTCGCGTCGCCGTTGAATTACGTACCCGCGTCGAGTCATGGCCACCACGATTGAAAAAGGTGTGGCCTGAAATGCCGCAGGAGGCGAGCAGTGTATTACGAGAGGAGCTGGCGATAGCCCTGAATGAACTGGCAGACATACGAGTCGACTTCAGCGATTACGATGTCAGCGATATCGAACGCGATCTCGACAGGGTTGAATCCCTTGCGCGTGACGATACCGATGACGGGGGTTGAGTGGGCTGATAAATATTTTTACCTCCCCGAAGGCTCCAGCCATATTGCGGGTCACTGGACGACTCAGCCGGTCCAGATTGTGATGTTGAATATGATGACAAACGACGCGATAAAAATAGTGTCTGTTCGCAAATCAGCTCGTCTCGGTTATACAAAAATACTCGTCGCGGCGCTGCTCTATTTCGCTGAGCACAAAAAACGTAGTGCCGTGGTCTATCAGCCTATCGATGACGAATCGGATGGATTTGTCGCCGACGAGGTTGACCCCGCTATCGCCGAAATGCCGGTGATTCAGAAAATTTTCCCCGACTGGGATAAAAGCAACGAGCGTAACAATCTCCAGCGTAAAGAAATGAACGGCGCGATTATTGATTTTCGCGGCGCGAGTACGCCAGGAAATTTCCGGCGACTAACGAAACAGGTTGTCGAGGGTGACGAGGTCGACGGCTGGCCGCTGGAAGTTGCCAAAAAAGGCAAAGGCGAGGGCTCGCCAATCGAGCTTGCGCTCGTTCGAATTAAAGGGGCAGCGTACCCGAAGGCAATTTTCGGTTCGACACCGACAGTCACCGGTAAAAGCCATATAGAAATGCTCGAAGACGCTGCCGATCTGACGTTTCGTTTTTACCTGAAGTGTCCGCATTGTGGCGAGGAGCAGGTCCTGGTATTTGGTTTCGACGGCATCGAATATGGCCTCAAATGGGATAACAGCCTGCAGACAAATGAGGCGAGATCGTCGTCCGCGTATTACCAGTGCTGCCACTGCCCGGAGCATTTTTACTATCGCGATCTCGAAAAAATGGAGCTCGCGGGGCGCTGGATAGCAGAGGACTGCACCTGGACGCGGGACGGTATTCATTTTTTTGATCACGACGGTGGTGTCGTTCGCGCGCCGAAACACGCGGCGATCGTGATAAACGCCCTGTATTCACTGAATCTCGACGGCTGGGGCGAGATTGTCAGCGAGTGGCTGAAAGCGAAAGGCGACCCACTCAAAGAAAAAACGTTTCATAACACGACGCTCGGCGAGCTCTGGAGCGACGTGGCCAGCGAGCAGCTGGAGCACGATATTCTCGTTAATCGCCGGGAAAAATACGCCAGCCAGGTTCCTGACGGTGTTGTTTATATAACCGGCGGCATCGACTCTCAGACGTCCGGGCGCTACGAGTGTTACGTGTGGGGCTGGGGATCTGAGGAGGAGTGTTGGCTGATTGATAAAACAATCGTCCTCGGTCGCTACGACGAGGAGGACACGCTGCAGCGCGTCGACGGAGTGATTCGTAAACAATACCAGCGCAGCGACGGGACCACAATCGGCGTCAGTCGTTGGGCGTGGGATACCGGTGGTATAGACGCGCAGGTCGTTTATAACCGCTCGCTCAAACTCGGTCCGCTGTGGGTCATTCCGATCAAAGGCGCGAGCTCATACGGCCAGCCGGTCGTAAATATGCCGCGTACCCGTAACGCGAATAAAGTTTATTTATCGTTAATCGGTACTGATACGGCAAAAGATTTGCTCGCGATGCGTCTGCCGCTGGAACCCGACCCTAAATCGGCGACACCGGGCGCAATTCATTTTCCCAATGACGATGAAATATTCGGCACGACAGAGGCAAAACAGCTCGTCTCCGAAGTTCTGATCCCAAAACTCATTAACGGTCGCGTCGTTTATCGCTGGGACAATCAGGGCCGGCGAAATGAAGCGCTCGACTGCTGGGTGTACGGACTGGCGGCGCTGCGTATCAGTAAAATTCGTTTTCAGCTCAATCTCGAGACGCTCGCTGAGCAACGGAAAAAATCACAAAACAAACTGTCTCTCGAGGAGATGGCCAGAATGCTCGGAGGGAGCTAATGACGTCGCGCGAGGTTTTAACAGAACGACTGCTGGAAGCGGAAATCGCTCTGCACAAATTATTAACGGGTAAATCGACCGTGTCGCTGTCTCACGGCGATTCAGCAGGAAATAACCGGAGCTATCAATACTCGCAGGCGAGTATTGAGCAGCTCCGAACGTACATTATCGAGCTGAAATCACAGCTCGGTCTGAGTACGGGACGCCGTCGGCCCGTGGGAGTTCGATTATGACTGCTCCGCAGCAGCTGCTCGGGCCTGACGGTAAAACGCCACTACGCCGTTACGCGGGGTATAACGGCGGCGGTCCCGGTTTCGGTGGCCAGCTGATTGACTGGAACGCACCACAGCAGAGCGCCGACGCAGCACTGTTGCCGAATTTTTATCGCGGTAACGCGCGAGCAGACGATCTCGTTCGCAATAACGGCGTCGCGTCGAACGCCGTGCAACTGCACCAGGATCATATCGTCGGCAATCTGTTTAAGTTGAGTTATCGCCCTAACTGGCGTTACCTCGGCATATCTCGCGAGGACGCCAGGGCGCTGGCGCGTGACGTCGAGGTAGCGTGGACTGAATACGCCGAGGACCCTCACTGCACGATTGATATCGAGCGGAAACGGACGTTCACAATGATGATCCGCGAGGGCGTGGCTACTCACGCTTTCAACGGTGAAACCTGCGTACAACCAGTCTGGGAGAGTAGTGCCGGCAGCGTTTTTCGGACGCGATTCAAAATGGTCTCACCGAAACGGATTCGAAATCCGGGTTACGCAGCTGACACTCAATTTCGCCGCGCCGGTGTTGATATCGATAAAAACGGGGCCGCGGTCGGGTACTGGATAGCCGAGGATACTTACCCTCTCGGCGGAGTCGGTAAATGCCGGCGTATCCCAGCACAGCTCAGCAGCGGCAGACACGCATTCATCCACATATTCGAGCCGCTCGAGGACGGACAGACCCGCGGGGACAATATTTTTTACAGCGTCATGGAGCGCCTGAAAATGCTCGACACACTGCAGCAAACACAGCTGCAGAGCGCGATTGTTAAGGCCATGTACGCCGCGACAATCGAATCAGAGCTCGACAGTCAGCAGGCGTTTGAATATATCGCCGGCGCGGGTACTGATATCGACTCGAACCCACTGAATTCGTTTATTCAGAGTTACGTGACGTACTACAACGGCGCAAACATTAAATTAGGCGGCGTGAAAGTCCCTCACCTGCACCCCGGCGACAAACTCAGTTTACAGACCGCTCAGAACGCTGACGCTGGTTTCAGTTCGCTGGAAAAATCACTCCTGCGTTACGTTGCCGCCGGCGTCGGCGCGTCATACGAGGAACTGAGCCGGGACTACAGCCAGGTCAGTTACTCCAGCGCCCGGGCCAGCGCGAACGTGAGCTGGCGGTTTTTTATGGGGCGCAGACGTTTTATCGCCGCGCGGCAGGCGTCGCTGATGTTCTGCTGCTGGTTTGAGGAGGCGCTGGCGCGCGGGATTATCACTCTGCCTCGCTCAGCTGTCCGGTCATTTTATGAAGCGCGGAACTCCTGGACGAACGCGCTCTGGATCGGTGCAGGTCGCATGGCCATCGACGGACTGAAAGAGGTTCAGGAGAGTGCAATGCGTATCACAACTGGCCTCAGCACGTATCAGAACGAACTGGCGCTGCAGGGACAGGATTACGAGGAGGTTATGGAGCAACAGGAATACGAAATTCAGCGCCGGCGTGAAATGGGGCTGAGCGAACCGTCATGGTCTGTATCTCACCCCTCAAATACCAACGATAACGGCTGGGGAGGTAACTGATGCCGTGGAACAATTTTCCGCACCTCGCCGCCAGGGCGTTCAATCAACCGCTTTTGCTGGAGCCCGCCTACGCGCGGGTATTTTTTTCTGCGCTGAGCGACCGGTTCGGTACCGGGCGACTGATTGATACAGCGTCTGGAGAGGTAATGAACAGCGACGAAATGAACGCCCTCGCGATGGGGTGGGACAGCAGCGAGCGAACACGTCAGAAATCGTACCGCGTGGAGCGTGGTATAGCTGTTCTGCCGGTTACCGGGACACTGGTTCATAAATTGGGTTATATCAATCCGGTTAGCGGTATGAGCGGTTACGACGGAATCGTAAAACGCCTGCAGCAGGCGATTTCTGATCCCGATGTTAAGGGGATTTTGCTGGATATTGACTCCCCAGGTGGTGAGGTCGCCGGCGCGTTTGATACCGCTGATTTAATCGCCCGGGCGCGAGAGCAAAAACCGGTGTGGGCGCTGGCCAGCGATACGGCCTGCAGCGCCGCCTATTTGCTGGCGTCAGCGTGTTCGCGCCGGCTGATAACGCAGACCGGCACGGTTGGTTCAATCGGTGTCCTGATGGCTCACCGCTGCGTCGAAAAGGCGCTGGAGATTGCCGGCGTTGACGTGACGCTGATTTACGCCGGCGCGCACAAAGTCGACGGGAACCCGTATTCCCAGCTGCCCGACGACGTTCGCGACGAATTCCAGCTGAGTATTAACAGCACACGCGAGCAGTTCGCGCAAAAAGTCTCGGATTATACCGGGCTGAAAAAATCCAGGGTGCTGGCCACAGAGGCCGCAGTATTTATCGGCGCGGACGCGATTAAATCTGGTCTCGCTGATCAACTCGTTAATTACGCGGACGCTATCGCAGTGATGGCCGACGCACTGAAACCAAAAATGGAGCGATTTATGCCAGGTACAACAGAAACCACGGCGGAGACCACGACCACAGAACAAACCGCGGCTACGACTACGGCCGCGCCGGTTGAGTCCAAAGCGGAGCAGATTCGCGCGGACGCCGCATCGAGCGAACTGGCACGCGTGATGGCCATCATCAACTGTCCCGAAGCTGTTGGGCGCGAGGCGCAGGCAAAAGCGCTCGCTGGCGTCCCCGGGATGACGCTCGAGCAGGCGCAGGTGGTCCTCGCGGCAGCACCGCAAACAGCGCAGGCGCGGACAGAAACGGCGCTCGATACACTCATGAGCACTGAATCACCGGAAACTATTCAGGATGCCGGCAGCACCACGGCAACAGGAACAGCCGCAAACGTCTCGATGCTGGTTGCTGCAGGGCGTTCAATTTTAGGGGATGAATAATGACCACAGAAACGTATAGCCCGGATGATTTTATTCTGGGACCCGATCTTGTTGTTACGACCGTCGGTCATTTTCAGGGCGGGATCAACGTACCCCGGCTGACACCGATTATGCTCGACGCTACTGTCGGGACGTTTAAGGTTTGGGACGGCTCAGTCGGTAAAGCTATTGGCCTCACTGCCACCGCAGTTAATACTGGCTCCAGTTCTGCAGACTGCTCGTACTATAAATCAGGCTCGTTCCGTTACACGGCGATTAACTGGGGTACGGTTACCGACGTAGCTAAACGCAAATCAGCGTTTGCTGGTACGCCTGTCAGCGTCGGCTGATAGCAAAAAACTCAAAACAAGCCGCCTCCGGGCGGTTTTTTTTATACAGGATATCTAAATGAGCGATTCGTTTACTACGTCAGAATTGATTACCGCGACACAGCAGGTATTTAAGTTCAATCCGTTGTTTTTAAGACTGTTTTTCCGTGAGACCTACACGTTTACGAGCGAAGAGGTTTTTCTGGATAAAATCCCGGGTAAGGTCAATATGGCGGTGTATTGCGCGCCGATGATCACCGGCAAAGTAGATCGCACCCGCGGCTATTCAACTAACCATTTTAAGCCGGGTTACACGAAACCCAAACACACGATCAATCCGAATATGAGCATCAAGCGCGCCGCCGGAGAGCAGATTGGCCAGCCGGAAACACCGGTCGAACGTCGTGCAAAAATCATCATGCAGAACCTGCTTGATGAGGAGCTCAGTATCAGTCAGCTCGAAGAATTTCAGGCTGTGCAGGCGGTTCTGTACGGTAAATACACAGTTTCCGGCAGCAATATCGAGACCTATGAGATCGACATGAGCCGCAGCGCGACGAATAACGTCACTCAGTCTGGTTCGACAGCCTGGTCTACGCAGGACGCGGAAACGTATGACCCGAGCGACGATATCGAATCCTATGCAGACCTCGCCTCCGGTGCTGTTAACGTGATCATCATGGACGGTAAAGCCTGGAAGCAGCTTAAACGCTTTAAAAAATTCTGGACGGCACTGGATACGCGCCGCGGCTCAAACAGCCAGCTCGAAGTCGCGCTGAAAAACCTGGGCGACGTTGTGAGCTTTAAAGGGTATTACGGCGACACGGCGCTGTTCGTCTATAAGGGGCAGTACATCGACCCGGTAACAGGCACTGAAACGCGTTATATGCCGGATAACACGATGATCCTGGGCAACACAAAAAATCGCGGACTCCGCACCTACGGCGCGATCCAGGACGAGGACGCGCTGAAAGAGGGTATCAGCGAAGCGACGCGCTATCCAAAAGTCTGGACCACTACTGGCGATCCGGCAGTGACGCAAACAATGACGCAATCCGCGCCAGCAATGGTCCTCACGGATGCCGACGCGTTCGTTGTCGTAAAAATCGCGTAAGAGCCGAAAGGCTCTTTTTTGTTAAGGAAGCAACATGAGCACAAAAACAGAATTGCTGGCGCGCATTGACGATCTGAGCGCTCAGCTCGGTCGCGAATTACCGCGCAGCGGGACTATTGCTGAACTGGAATCAATCGTCGCTGGCGCTGAGTCAGAGCTCGATATTTTGAACGAGCAATCCGGTGACGCGAGTGATGCCAACATTAATGCGAACGCATCAGATGAAACTGATGATGACAGCGCAGAACAACCGTCAATCGCGAGCACGACGTCACAACCAGAACTGTCTCCCGCTACGCGCCGCGTTAAGCTGCGTAACACGCTGGATGTATATCACTACGTGAACGGGCGTCGCGTTCGCGAGATTGTTGCCGCTGGCCGTGAAATTGTTGTTGATTCACCAGAGGTTGCAGACCTCATCGCAGCTGATCACGTTTACGCTCTATGAGCTACTACGATGACCTCCGGGCCGGCGATGAGGAGATGATTCTGGAGTGGGGACGGCCCGTTAAATTACGCGGTAAAACCGACCCCATTATCGCTATTTTCAACGAGCCTTACGCGCGCGTTGACGTTCCTCACGCTGGTTTTATTACCGGTACAGTAACGAGCCTGACAGCGCTCTCAGACGACGTCGCCGGCATTGTTGCGCGTGACGTCGTCCGGGTTCCAAAGCAGCGCAGCATCGAACCTGACGGCTCTGTTACCTGGTCTGGCTGGACCGATTACGTGGTTAAAGAGTCTCAGCCAGACGGTGTCGGGCTCACGAATATTTTTTTAGAGCCTCATACGTCCAGCGAAAACAGCGAGTATTCAAAATACTAAGTGGGACCGCGGTCCTACTAAGGGGGAACCGTGGCCGATTTACGTAGTAACGCGCAGATGTTCGATATCGATGTTTCGGCGCTGGAGCAGCTCAGAGTCGAAATCAGCGCGACGCAACATCAAATGTTAATGGCATACAACAGGGCGCTGAACCGAACTGCAAAACATATGCACCGAATTTCAGCAGGAATGATTTTGACTGCACTGGCAGCTAAAAATCATAAGGCCGTAGATAAACGAATCAAACCGTTCATTAAGCGCCGCGATTTTACAAAAGAAGGGGCAGGAGATCTGAGTAGCGTAAAACTCTGGTACGGCCTGAACGATTTCCGTGTATCTGAGCTAAAGGGGCGATTACAAAATCCCAGGAAGCAGAAGCAGCCTCGCAATCCAGAGACCGGTCAATTTTTGAAAACAAAAAAAGGCGCTCGAGGGGCAACTTTTACACCCAAAAGTGCAGGGCTGTCGATGCTGAGCTGGCCCGATTCATTCGTAGCGAAACACTACGGTGCGAAAAGTGTCTGGATTCGACTGGCTCGCGGAGGAATCGAAGAGGCTCGCGTACCGGTGCACGAAGCGCTGGAGGATGCTATCGATGATTATATTTTTGAAAACATTGGCACCGTGTTCATGGGTTTTTTTGAACAGGACTTGCGTGGTCGCGTGAAAGGTAATGTCCACGTAGACCCAAAAACAGGGAAACGATTATGAGCGGACTGGATGCATTTGACGAATATCTTGATCGCGTTAAAGGCGCGGTTTTACAAATACCGTTCATCAAAACATTCGGTATTTATCCAGAAATTCCGGCTGGATTTGAAACGCCAGCTCTGTTCCTGGAAATCAGCAACTGGTCACAGAGTGACGAAGCGGTTGCAAGCTCAATTCAGTCAGTCGAGCTGTCGTGTAATTTGTATTTGTTGCGAGAGTTTGCAGCTGATCAGTACGGACTGAAATCGCAAAATGCAGCGCTCTATATGACGAGCTGGATTAATGGGCGAATGTTCGGTCCCGGAACTAAACCGGCAAAATTCAGCGACGCGGAACCGTGTGACTGGATTAAAAACGGGCAGTCAGTCGGTTCGCATTCAGTTCAGTGCGTGTCGTTCACGCAAGTTATCGGCGTTGGTCCCGATATTTTCGATTATCCCTCACAGGGAACCCTGAAAAATATATACGTCGGAATAGCGCCAGATATCGGCGCAGAACACGAGAGCGACTACTATGGCCCAATCGGACGATGAATACGCCTCCGCGGAGAACGCTCGCCGGCTGCGTGACTCCGTTAAACGCGGCACCATAGCTGCAGTTCAGATGAATCCTCCAAGATGTCGCGTGTCGTTTGGTGGAGAACACCAATCGGGCTGGCTACAATGGTTCACGCACGCGACATCGGAGCGCGTGGACTGGAGCGCCCCATCTGTTGGCGACCCAGTCACTGTTGTTTCTGAGGGGGGAGATACGCGAAATGGCGTCGTCATGCTCGGATTACATATTGACAACAAAGCACCGCCCAGTACTGACCCTCACGACCACGTCACCGCATATTGTGACGGCGCAACGCTAACCTATAACACAGAAAACCACACTCTCATCTGGCAAGGAGTACCAGAAGGAATTGTAAAAATTCTCGGCGAATCCAAAATAGAAATTTTGGGTCGCGCAGACGTTACGGTCACAAGTGAAAACGTTGTCAATATTCACGGCGGAAAATTAATTAACGCAGACGCTGACGTTATTAACGTGACAGCGACAGATACAATTAACGCGCACGCTGATTTAGTGAACGTAATAGCAACAAGTTCAGTAAATGTTACCGCCGCGAATAGTATATCGCTGACGGCAGAAACAATAAGAGCATTAGCGCCCGGCGGGATAACGCTAGCAGGTCCAACGCATATAACAGAAACGCTGGTTGTTGATAAACTGGCGACATTCCGCAACGATATTTCTGTCACTGGAGATAACGGTGGAACAGGTAATATCACAACTCGCGGTAGTGTGTTAGCAGGGCAAGAGGTGCAGGACCGACAAGGCACAATAACTGAGGTCCGCACAACGTACAACGGACACACTCACACATGTCCTGATGGGGAAACACAACAACCGAACCAACCAATGGCGTAAATATGCTTGGAATGGACCGTAACACCGGTAAGCCTTTATCGGGGACTGATCACATTCGTCAGTCTATCGTTGATATTTTAACGACCCCGCTGGGGACGCGTGTAATGTTGCCAGAATATGGCAGCAAATTATTTGATCTTGTTGATAATCCCACAGATCCGTCGCTTGCTATGCGAATAATCATGGAAAGCGCTGGCGCAATAGCTCGCTGGGAACCACGCGTCAGAATTGACAGAATAAATGTGTTAGCAGTGGATGTCGGGAAAATAACAATATTAATTATCGCAACAGATATCGAAACACAACAGCGATTAGAGTTTAATAATATGGAGCTGATATTTTGATAACATCAACAGTTCAGAATTCGATAGTGAAAACTATTGATATGAGTCTGCTGCCGCCGCCCACGTTTGTTAAAACCCCGCTATTTTCAGATGTTAAATCTAATCTACTGTCAGAGCTGCAGATATTATATCCACAATTTAACGCACTCCTGGAGTCAGACCCGGCCGTTAAACTGCTGGAAATAGTTGCATACAGAGAAATTATCATTACAGCGCGGGTAAATCAGGGGATGCTCGCGGTATTACTCGCGTTTGCAAAAGAGGGGGACCTCGACCAGATTGGCGCTAATTTTGACTGCCTGCGGCTGTTGATAACGCCAGCTAATCGTGATGCGATTCCCCCGACTGAGGCGGTTTACGAGAGTGACGACGAGTATCGTCATCGCATACAGCTATCGTGGTACGCGCGGAATACTGCTGGCAGTACAAACGCGTATAACTATTTCGCGCTATCGAGTGATCCCGACGTTCTGTCAGCTCAGGCATACGGACCGCCGGTGACACAACCAGGGTACGTCGATATGTACGTTTTGTCCCGAACAGGCGACGGTGCACCTCCGCAATCACTACTGAATACAGTGAATGCGGCCCTGTCTCCTGACGATACTCGACCGCTGACTGATTTCGTGACTGTAAAACCCGCGTCGAACCTGAATTACCGGGTTGAGGCCGTTATCGTAGCTGGGCTTGGACCCGACCAGAACGTTTTGCTTAACGGTGCTCAGAGCGATTTAGCTATATACGTGGCCACGCAGCATAAAATCGGAGCAACAGCAGCTCTGTCAGGAATTTACGACGCGATACACCGTGACGGCACTGAGCGTGTGATTCTGATATCGCCAACAGAGGACGTGATTGCTGGCGTTGGACAGGCTCCGCACTGCACAGGAATCAAACTCAGCGTGCAAATGGGGTAGCCATGACAAGTCAAAGCGTACTGCCTCCGAACGCAATAACCCCCGAGAGAGCGCTGGAAGTTGTTTTATCTCACGTCGGCGATCTGCCTGGCGATATTCGAATTATTAAGAATCCCGATTTGTGCCCTGCAAATCTGCTGCCGTGGCTGGCATGGGAATATGCAGTTACGTACTGGAACCCGGACTGGAGCGAGCAGCAAAAACGCGAAATTATCAAAGCAGCGGCGTGGCAAAACAAACACCGTGGAACGCGTGGTGCCGTCGAACGCGCGTTATTAACGGTAGGGTTTGAGAGCAAAATGCGGGAGTGGTTTGAGGCCACGCCCAGGGATGACCCGTATACGTTCGCAATTAAAATATACTTGCTAAAAAACATGGGATTAGATTTAGAACTATTGAACACGTTTATTGCACAAATATTTGATGCAAAAAACTGTCGTTCCTTATTAAAAGAAATAAATTTCGAAACAAGTGTTGACGGTGAATTCTATATCGCTGGTGCAGCTTACGCAAAAATAGGCGTAAATATCCCAGCAGACGGCGACGGCGGTGTAAAAATTAACGGCGGGCTATATATATCAGGCTCGCCAATTGTGAGTTTGTTAGTGGAGATAGGACCTAATGGCTAAATTAAAATCAAATCTGAAAGCGAGCGCGAGCCAGGTTTATGCGGTACTGACAGACCGGGGGGCGCAACTTGAAGCCGCTGCGCTGGCATCGGGTGTACCCGTGGTGCTGAATAAATTCGTTATTGGCGACGCAAACGGAAACGACGACGTAACACCGGACCCGGCACGAACAGCATTAATTCACGAGACATATCGCGGAAATATTAAATCGTCAGAAAATAGCGGTAATCAGGTCATTTTTACACTGTACGTACCGCCGGAAACCGGCGGTTATACTATCCGCGAGGTGGGGATATTAACCGATAAAGGCGAATTATATTCAGTTGCGCGTTCGCCGGATATTTTAAAACCGACGAATAGCAACGGTGCACTGATATCAATCACGTATAAATACACTCTCGCGGTGTCCAGCACGTCTACGGTTAATGTCGTTATTGATAACAGTAGTGGAATGAGTCAGGCTGATGCCGATAAGCGTTATTTGCAGATAAACAAAAATTTATCTGAAATTAAAAATAAAGGCGCGGCGGCGCAACAGGCCAGTCGGGAAAATCTCGGCGTTGATTTAAATAACTATTATAAAAAAGATGAGGTGGATAATAAATTTTTAGAAATTGATGGTGATATAAATAATATAAATGGCACAAAACCGGTTCTCACAGTAAATAATATACAACCTGATGCGGCGGGAAATGTAAACACTAGTTCCGGTTTTGCAAAACCAAACGGGGACGGGGCGTTTAATCTCGTCGTGTTATATGGTGGTGACAACATCAGTGTTGTTCCTGCGATGGCCATCGTGACGGGTTACGATGCGTCCCCTTACGCGATAAGCCCAACCAGTGTCAACGCCAATGTTGAAACCTATTTGTGCGGCGCATGGATGACACTAGCGGCAACGAGCGGAGATGCTCTGGTGATGGCGCAGCGAATTCCAATCGGGGATATATCAAAAATGCTAAATATAAGGGAACCTTATTATCCAAAAAAACACGGAACCCTTAACTCATATGAGCATGATTATATCTGCGTTGTGTGTAATATTGACGGAATAGATAATGACGTTATATTTACGTCCAATCTGAAAGACATTGAAAAATACGGGGCGCAGGTTTTCCAGAACGCCAAAAGTGGCATTTACGGCACCGTTACAGACGGGCGCATAACTAATTGAGAGTAAAATAAATGAGCACTAATTTTTTGCACGGTCCGCGCACGCTTGAATACGACGACGGCACAAAAGAAATTTCCACCGTCGACGTGTCAGTAATCGGTGTTGTTGGCACAGCGCCCGACGCCAGCATCGCCGCCAGATCGTTTCTATTATGGGGTTCAGAACTCGCAGATAATCTCGTTGAGTTTTCAACAGTGATGCCAGGGGCCGACGGAAACAACTGGATTGTCGAAATCGTCAATGTCGGCATTAACGGGAGTGTAGCCACTCCAGGATATAGCACGCTACCCGATGGTTCGAGAAAATTAACATTGACAACAGACGGCGCGACTACACCGTCAAAACTGGCTGATCAAAATCAGCAATATAAAGAAGGTCTTCCACTGGGAGAATCTATTAATGTCACTTTCGGTGGTGATCACGCAGGAACGGGTACTGTATTCGCCCTTCCTCCAACAAATTTATCAGGTGGTAAAGATGAGTCTTTCCCATGCAATATTCCGACGGTAATCGCAGGAAGCAAAAAAAAATCTGAGTTGCTCGGGTGGTACGGTACCCTCCCGCCTGCTGTATCTGAAATACTAAATCAGGAAGACGCCATTATTGTTGTGGTTCGCGTTGAAGAAGACAGCGACGAAACAAAAATGAGGAAAAATGTCGTTACCGGAATTAACGCATTATTGACGTCTGCGCAAATAAATCAAGTAACGCCGAGAATTTTAATCGCTCCTGATTATAGCGCCAACGATTATATTGCCGAACAACTTGAGGTCGTGACAAATAAATTACGCGGTGTTGGGTATATAGATTCACCGCGAGGCGCTACACCCACAGACGTTGTTAATCGTCGTCAGAGATATGGCGCCAGGATGGAAATTTTACGCCCTCGCGTTTATTCTACGAGTGATGTCAGTGGGTTATCTCGTCCGTATTCAGCTATCGCTGCTGGTTTGCGAGCCAGAATTGATAATGAAAAAGGATTCTGGTGGAGTAAATCGAACCAGAATATCTACGGAGTTACAGGGCTTGAACAAGTCGACGATTTTATTATTGGTGAGACAAACTGCACAGCGAACCTGTTGAACGCCAGCCAGGTCAGCACAATTATTCGCTATGACGGGTTTAGGCACTGGGGTAACTATCTGTGCAGCCTCAGCCCTCAATGGTCTTTCGAGTGCGTTCGTCGGACAGCTGACGTAATTGAAGATTCAATAGCCCGGGCAATGATGACCGATTTTATTGATCGCCCGATAGACCTGCACCTCGGAACAGACGTTGTAGAGTCGATAAACGCGTATCTGCATAAATTAGAGGAGCAGGGCGCGATTAACGGAGGACGGGCGTGGTTAGATGAAGAGTTAAATACAAAAGAAAGTCTGGCCGCTGGTAATCTTTATATTAATGTTGACTTTGGACCGAAATCCCCGGCACAAACAATTACGTTAATGTACCGCATTAATAATGATTACACAGTTGAAGCTCTGGCCCCTCTTTTTAAAGAAACAGTCTAATAATCTGGAGAATTGATATGGCAGATAGTAACACCTATCGTGCATTTGCGTTGTTCGTCCAGGGAGAACGAGTTTTAAATTGCACTGAATACACTCCCGTCGATATGAAAATAATCGAAGATGATTTTAAGACGGGCGCTATGGATACAGCTATCACTCTGGACGGGGGAATGGAGAAAATGTCAGCCAGTTTTAAAGTCTCTGGCTCCGATTCTGGTGTGATGGGGTATTTTGGATTAATACCAGGTGCTAAAACAAGGTTCGAAATTCGAAGTGCATATACTGACAATTACGGTGTCAATTTTGAACGTATTGATACATATGAGGGGCTTATTACGGCGATTACTGATGACGCGCAGGGGACTGATTCAAAATCAGCAGTTGGGCAATCAGTAACGATTGCGCCGAGCTATTATAAACGAGTTCAAAATGGAAAAATTATTTACGAGATTCATCCTGCAAAAATGAAACGAGTAATTAATGGTGTTGACGTTCTTGCGGGCGTTGCTCGTATTCTCCATGTATATTAAAAGGCAAATAAAATGGAATCATTATTAGACAGTATGACTATTACGCTCTCTCGCCCGTTTATTATTAAGGGGGAGAGCCGCGATACAATTACTATTCGCGAACCAAAATTACGCGACCGCATTATGTTCAGTAACGATAAAAGTGGTCTTGAAGAGCGGACAGCGACAATGCTGGCGCGCCTGGCAAATCTGGAGCGTGAGGATTTATATGCACTGCCTGCGTGCGATTACGATCAAATGGAGGCCGCGTTTAACGAACTGGTAAAGCCCCCGAAAGACCGACATCAGATATAGTTATTCTGATTCCGTTTATTGCGAAAAAACTTGCCATCCCGCCCGATACGCAAATGGACCTGCCGTACCGGGTTTTTAATTTCTATGTAAACGAGGTCATGAAAATCGATGGCTATTTCTCAAAACTTTAAAACGCAGGTTGTATTCGGTGGGCGAATAGACCCGTCGTTTCGTCGCGGTACAACAGAACTCAATGATGCGATTCGGCAGACGTCGTCTACTGTCGGGAAATTAACGAAAAGTCAGGATAAATTAAAAGACAAAATCGCAGCAATGAAACTGGCAGGTAAAGACGTTTCTGATTTATCTGCTCAGTATCAAAAGCTGGACCGTCGAATAAAAGCGACAACGCAGGACCAGGAGGCGCTGAATACTCAACTTGCTAAAAAACAGCGGCTGGAGAAGTGGACGGGTCGCGCAAAAGGAGCTGCAAAATGGGGCGGACGAGCCGCCGCAGGTGCGGTGAGGGCTACGGGGCGGGGTATCAAATGGGGGACACTTGGCGCGGCAGGGCTCATTGGCGGTGCTGCAGCTGGTGCGCTGGCAATGAATGCAGAGACGTCAGAAAAACTCGGTCTGGCGAAGTCCTACGGCGTTGGCGTCGAAAAATATGCTGCGTGGGAAAATATTGGTAAAGCCGCGGGCCTGAACGGCGAAAATATCGGGGATTTGTCTGAAGAACTTACAAATAAAATCGGCGAAATCGGAAACGAAAAAAGCCTGAATCCCATGTTATTTCAAATTGGCCTGACGAAAAAACGAATGGCTGGCTGGGATCGGGAAAAACAGTTTAATGAGGTTATGCGTCGCATCTCTGAAATGAAAGATGAGAAGCAAGCGGCGAGTCTCGCTGACCAGCTCATGGGGGGCGAGGCTAATAAGATCATGACGTATATGAAGGCGACGGGTAAAAGCTGGGAACAGACAATGTCTGACGCGCAAAAGTCGAATTTGTTAACAAAAGAGGGTGCGGAAGGGGCGGCGCGTGCGCATGTATCAGTGACAAATCTGTGGGGCTCTATTACGTCGGGACTTGCAGATACACTCGGTAAAATCGGGGGGGAACTCGCGCCGACGTTTGACTCAGTACGTGAAACATTTACATCCTGGTTTAAGGATAATCAGGGTGGTTTTGTCAGCACAATTACTGAGTGGGTAAAACCAGAAAGTATGAAAAAAATGTGGGATGGCATCGTCAATTTTGGAGAAGGTTGCGTCAAATTCGGGAAGATTATATGGGCTGTCGTAAAGAAACTGGAGTGGCTTATTCCGGATGAAAAATCAGATGAAGAACAGAAAACTTATAATGACGAATATAATCGGGCATATCAAGAGTTTGTATGGGTCCACCACATATTGCAATTTTTGTTCTCTCTTAAAATATATTCCACGG